GCACGAACTTGGCAGACAAATCTTTTTCACTGAACTTGTCGCCGTGCGCTGCGCGCATCCTGCCGCAGTAGCTTTCGTATCTCATTGCGCCCCCGCTTGCTGCATGATGTAGACGCGCTGCGCTTCGCGCGCTTGCGCGAAGTCCGCGACGGCAAACGCGAGCTTGGCACCGAAGACGAGCAGGGCACCGATGATGGCTAGGCGAATCATGAGAGAACCTTTCCGAGAAGAAACCCGGCCAGGACAGCTAGCCAGGGTGACGCGAGAAGAAGATAGGCTTGTGCGTGCGTGATGAGTTTGGCGCGCGTCATACGCGCTCCCTGCGTGTCAGCGTGACGGCGAGCGACGCAGCGCGGCCGGCCGGCTTGATGATGCGGAACTGATTGCAGCCGCGCGGCCAGCTTGCGACGATTTCGCGCTTGCGCGCGGCCTCAGCCTTGCTGTCGCTGTCCGCCGTGAACTCTTCGGCGCGTACCGTGAACTCCGCGCCGGTCTCGGATGCGAAAACGTGGAAACCGTTTCCGGCCGCGGCGATGAGTCGACCGCGCTGCGCTTCGGGAAAACCCTTCCTGAATGTGCCGTTCATGTGTTGCTCCTTTTTTGCCAGCTTGATTGCTGGTAAGGCGATTCTCGGCGCAATTATTCAGCCTGTCAATTCCCGTTGTGGGTCAGTCCTGATCTTTTCCCTCAGTCCAGTCCAGTCCTGGACTGGGATTTTGGACAGGACTGGATTTGCACGCTAATAGAATCAAGGCTTTAGCGCGGTATTCTGGACAGTCCAGGATTGAAAAAAGACAGTCCAGTTTGTCCCGCAACCCTATAGGGTGCGGGAAACAGGACAGCCTTTGATACACTGGATTATGACATCGCGCATTGGCGCAGAAACCCGGGCAAAGATCGCGGCCGCATGGCCCTCTATCCTGTCGGGGTTAGCCGAGGGCGGCCTTGTATGGCGCGTGCTCGCGCGCGCTGGTCTGAATGCCGATGCCCTGCGCGCCTACAAGCTGGAGAATCCCGCAGCGCGTGAGGAATGGGAAGCAGCGCGCGAAGCGAGCGCAGATGCTTTCATGGATGAGGCACTAGACATCTCTAATAATCGCGACGTCGACCCCGCCCATGCGCGCATGAAAGTCGACACGCTGAAATGGGCCGCGCGCATCCGTAACCCGCGGCTCTATGGCGACAAGGCGCAGCTAGACGTAAACGTCCGCACACTCGATCTCACCAGGATCATCAGCGACGCCCAAGCGCGCCTTGCTGCGTCACGGATCATCGAAGGACATGTCATCCGCGCCGCGCTCCCCGAGCTAGAAAGCCTTATGTAATCAAGGCGCGCGCTCCGCTGGCGAGCGAGCGGAACGGACATAATAACAGCGTACGCGCGCGCAAGCCTTTGATATAGCGCGCACAATTACCCCAATGCGCTGCAATGGTCATTCTGTTAAATCGAGGGACCAGCGAGCGCAGCGCGCCAGGTGCACGGCCGGCTCTCACGGCGGCGGCCCTGCTCGCGTTCTGAAGGGGGGTGCCGGGCCGGGTAGGGGGCGGATTCGCTGGCCGAAGCCCGAGCGTCGGCAGGAGGTGCTGTCGCCCGCGCAGAAAAATTGCAAAAAACTTGTACGTTCGCGTCCGTTCCAGTAGACTAGACGCATGGACTTGAATCCGAACCGAGCACGGCAGAGACGCTACGAGCGCAGCAACCGAGAGAAAGAGAACGAGCGCCGGCGCCGCTGGCGGCTGCTGAACAAAAGTCCGTCGCACGGCAAGACGCGCGCCGAGATCCACGCCATCCTCGAGCGCCAGGGTTTCCAGTGCGCGATCTGCGCGTCGACGCGCCATCACGGAGCGGGGTGGCACGGCGATCACGATCACAAGACCGGCGCGTTCCGCGGCGTGCTGTGCCACGGGTGCAACATCGGCCTCGGCAACTTCAAAGACAAAGTGAAAATTTTGCGCGCGGCTATTCTCTATCTCGAGCGCCACGAGCACGAGCAAGCACAGTTGCAGTCGCTTCTCTGAAGCGCACACCCCCGTAGGGGGTGCGCTGAAAGCGGATGATAAACTGGTAAGGTGATAGGCTCCTCCGCGCACGAGTCGGAGATCTTCACGCAGATCCTTGCGCTGAAGGATGATCCGGTCGGCTTCGCGCACTACGCGTACCCTTGGGGCCGCAAGGGCACGCCGTTCGAGGCCGGGCTGCGCCGCTGGCAACTGGAGGAGATCAAGGCGCTCGGCGATCACACGCTCGAGCAGAGCTTCCGTGCGGCGAACGATCTGCCGCTCAAGGTCTTCAAGTCCGCCTGGTCGAGTGGCCGCGGCCCGGGGAAGTCCGCAGCCCTTGGCATCACGGCCGATTGGCACATGAGCGCGCACATCGGCTCGACCACGATCGTCGCGGCGAACACCGAGACGCAGTTGAAGTCGAAGACCTTCTCCGAGTACGCCGTGTGGTTCGGCGCCGCGATCAACGCGCACTGGTTCTCCATCGAGAACATGAAGATCGTTCCCGCGCCGTGGCTCTTGGAACTTGTGAAGAAGCTGCCCGAGCAGGGTGGCCTGGGCATCGACCCGCGCTACTGGTACGTCGCGGGGCAGACCTGGAGTGAGGACAACCCCAACGCCTTCGCCGGCGCGCACAATCCGTACGGGTTGCTTTTGCAGTTCGACGAAGCGGCCGGCATCCACTGGAAAGTGCACGAGGTAGCAGAGGGCTTCTTCACCGAGCAGAATCCGTATCGCTTCTGGCAGATGGCGTCGCAGATGCGCAATCGCTCGGGCCGCTTCTTCGAGATATTCAACGATCCGCAGATGGGCACTGGATGGAGGACGCGCACGCTGTCGACGCGCGGCATGGAGAACGTAGACCAGGTGGTCGTCGAAGATCAGATCAAGCGCTACGGCATCGATTCTGACTTCGTGCGCGTCGAGATCATGGGGTTGCCGCCGCGAACGTCGGAGGATCAGTTCATTCCGTGGGACGCGGTGCGCGCAGGGCAGCAGAATGCTTTGGCCGTAGACTACGGCGAGCCGCTGATCCTTGGCGTAGATCCGGCGCCGCGCGGGAAGACGTCGTGGCGATTCAGGCAGGGTCGCAATGCGCGCGATGCGTGCGGGCCGGCGACGCACGGCTCGTGGTACGGGAAGGACAATGTGCAGATTGCCGAAGCCGTGCTGTCACTCGACCAGAAGTTCAAGCCCGACGCGATCTGTGTCGACTTTGGCATGGGCACCGGCGTCATCGACATCCTGAAGCGAAAGAGGACGAATGGCCGCTTGCATGAGGTGAAGTTCGGCGATGGCGCGCACGCGGGGAAGGATAGCGAGTACGCGACCCACGCGATCGAGCTTTGGGCGAAGGTGCGTGATTGGCTGCCCGGCGGGATGATCGAGAAGGATTCAGGCGAGAAAGGGTCGCTCTCGCATCAACTGACCGACCGCGGCTGGCGCTGGTCGCTTCGCGAGGAGGCGAAGAAGATCCTCGAGACGAAGGACGATATGCAAAGGCGCGGCGTGGCCTCACCCGATGACGCCGACGCCCTGGCCTGCACCTTCGAAGTGAACCCGCCGAGGAATGACCAGCGCAAGGCAGGCCGGGTCTACATCGCTGATGGCGTGGAGAAAAGCGCCTTCTTCGATCGCGACTGATACACTGTCAGGGAGAAACACATGTCCAGCGTCAACATCCCGAATCCGGTCACGCCGCCGCGCTCGCCAATGGACGATCCCGAGGCGATCAGGCAACGTCAGATCGCTTCCGACAACGCAATCGCGGAAGCCAAGTCGACCGGGCGCGGCGCGACGATCATCGGCGGTGGCGTGATCGCGCGTGACGAACAGATGAAACGAGTGAAGGCGCGGGCTGCGTCAAGCGATCTCGGCCTGTGATGCTCGGCGAGAAAGGCTCGGTGGAAGTCGGCGTCGCGCCGAGCGGGCCGTTGAAGAAGCCGGTGGCGCAAAGCGCGACGCGAGTCGCCGCGCGCGTCGCAGCCTTCCTCGCGACGGACGAGATCCAGCAAGGGACGGTAAGTTCGTTGAATGCCGGGTTCTTCATGCTCGAGCGCATGCGCCAGAAGCGCGGGCCGCGCGTGAAGGGAATGCAAGCGAAAGTGAGGAGCGGAAAATGAGCAGCCCTGATATCCAAAACGTGAAGCTGAATGCCGACCCGGCGGCAAAAGCCGCGTTCGGCTGGAACAAGACCGACGCCGACAAGAAAAAGAATCCGCCGCCTCCGGTCGACAACCTTCCGCTCGATCCGGTGCAGTTCGATACGCGCAGTCAAGACTACTCCAGTCAGGCTCGCGCAGCTGGCGCAACGCGCACCGGCAATGACGCGGATCTTCTCGGATTCACTTCAGCTTACAGGCGCGCCGGCCAGGCTCGCAAGATCCTGGGCTAGAGTGAGCGAGTTCACTCAGTTCCATATCCAGCGGCTCGGCACGCTTCGCAGCGACCGCGGCAACTGGAACGGCCAGTGGGAGGAAGCGGCCGACCGGATCATCCCGGCGCACCGCAACTCTTTCCAGGGGCCACTCGCCAATCGCGCCGAGGGCGAGAAGAAAACTCAACTCCAGTTCGATGCGACGGCGGGACTTGCCGCGCAGAAGTTCATGAGCGTGATCGAGTCGATCGCGACGCCGCAGGGCGCCGTGTGGGAGCGCTTCAAGGCCATCGACCCGATTCTGCAAAAGAACCGCGCCGTGAAGCTGTTCTTCGAGGCGCTTGCACAAACCCTGCACGACTACCGCTATCGTCCGGTGGCGAACTTCGTCGGCAACAGCCAGCAGGTTTACCTCTCGCTCGGTGTGTACGGGAACGGCATCCTGTTCATCGACCAGCCGGAGAAGTCGCGCGGGCTGCGCTACCGGAACATCCACCTTGGCGAAGCGTACTTC